CAGAATGCTGCGGCTTACATCGAGCTGGCAGCGCGCGCGGGCTATGCGATCGAGATCATTGAGCACCAGCCGCTGCGCGCAGGTTTCCGCGTCGGGGATCGCTGCAATGGAGCCGGTTGGGCGTTTGCCTGGACGGTCCGCGTTCGCCCATTCGAAGGCTATCTTGAAGAAACCAGCTTCCTTGCAGTGTTCCGCGTCGGCAGCCGCGCCGGTGACCTGCTGCGCGGCTGGGGCGCACTTGATGTGGAGTGCCTGATCCGCCGCGCGGCACCTGCGCATACCTTTGTCCTGTTTGCCTACGACGTCGAGCCCAGCCCGGCGTTCTGGTTTGACTTCACCCAGTAAGGAGGCGCTGAAATGCACCGCACCGATGGTAATGGCCATGTCAACAATACATTCACCGAGGGAAATCCTTCGGTCGGCCAGCAGGCAACGCAAGTCACTGCGGCGTGGCTCAACGACATCCAGGAGAACCAGGCACATCTGATCGAGCAGGCCGGGATCGCGCTGGTCAAGGGCGATGGAACCCAGCTTTATGACGCGATCATCCTGCTGCTTGGCGGGATTGTCGGCACCGGTGGCGGGGAAGTGCCGACGACGCGCAATGTCCTGACCGCCGGTCTGGCGTCGGGCGGCGGTAACCTGGCCGCCGATCGCACGATCACGGTGACCAAGGCGACCCCGGCTGAAGTGGCTGCGCGCGTGCGCGATGACGTGGCGGTAACGCCGCTGGGACTGGCCGGACTGATCTCTGTCACCGGTGCGGCCGGAGTGATGGTGTTCAAGGCCGGAACGGCCGTGGTGCAGATCTTTTCGGGCGTGGCTTCGGCCAACGGCTCGACGATCCTGACCCTGCCGGAAAGCTTCCCGACCGAATGCGTCGGCGCGTGGTGTGCCGGCGGCAAGCTTGATTCGGGGTCGCAAGACAACAACCCGTTTGTCAGCGGCCAGGGCCTGTCGAACGTCTCGATCTACAATTCGGAAGATACCAGCCTCGCAGTGCGGGTACTGGCGATCGGCCGCTGAGCAGGAGCACGATCATGCGTTTTTACAGTCCTTCGACCGGCGGGTTTTACAGCACGGGCGTGCATGGCGCGCGCGAGATCGAGCAGCCGTTGACCACGCGCGAAACCAAGGCCGGAAAGCGGCCCGAGCTGGCGCCCAACCCGGCCTGCACCATCCCCGATGATGCCGTCCCGATCACCGATCAGCGCCATGCCGAGCTGCTGGCCGCGCAGGCCGATCCGGCAGCGGGCGCGGGCAAGGAGATCGTTGCGATCGGCGGCAAGCCGATGGCGCGCGAGCGCGTGGCCGATCCGGCCGAGCGGCTCGCCGCGCGGCGGCGCGAGCGCGACCGGCTGCTGGCTGCGAGTGACTGGACCCAGCTTGGCGATGCCCAGGCCCCGGGCGGCGCGAAGGCATGGGCGGCGTACCGTCAGAACCTGCGGGACCTCGACATGACCACAAGTGACTGGCCCGACAGGCCGGGGAGCACCAGCTGATGCCCCGCGCCAAGGCCAAGGCGATCGATGTGCCCGGTACCGCTGCCGAAGCCACGGCGCTGGCGGCACAATATGTCACGGGTGACCGCCGCATGCTTGAGCTGAGGCTGGGCTACCAGATCCAGATCGACAAGCTGAAGGCAGAGTGCGCGGAAGTCATCGCCGTCTGCGAAGCAGATCAACAAGGCCGGTTTGTGCGGCTCAAGGCATGGTGGGAAGCGGGCGGCAAGGACCTGGCGGGCAAGCGCCGTTCGGCCGAGCTGGCCGGGGCGCTGCTGGGCGTGCGGCTGACGCCGGCCGGGGTCAGATTCGCGAAAGGGGCCAGCGCCAAAAACATCGCCGCTTGGCTCAGTCGCGTGGTCGGCGGCTCGGCATTGCTGCGCACCAAGGTCGAACTCGACAAGCAGGCGGTGATCAAAGCGCTGCAGTCTGCCGCGCCGATGGCCGGACCGCTCGGTGAGCAGGGTGTTTCGATCAAGCAGACCGACGAATTCTTCATCGATACCCAGCTGGACGAAGCCGCGATCCGTGCGCGCCTCGGTCGTGGCGAAGGCTGAACGGTGGACATCTACAACGCCATCCGGCCAGGCTTCGTGTTCAGCCAGGACTTTGAAACCGATCCGGGGGCGGTGCCGGATGCGGCCGAACTGTGGCTCAATCTGGTGCGGGTCGAACGGCCAAGCGAGCGCCTGGTCGAACATGTGACGCTGCAGCGGCTGTCGCCAGTGCTGTTCCGCATGGCGCTTACGGCGGAACAGACCCTGCCGATGCGGCCCGGCGCTGCTGCGGGCGAATTCATCCAGCGGCTCGCCGCTGTTGATCAGCCGCTGGGGGTCCGCGTGACGATCCCGATCGAAGCCGTGACATGACCGCGCCGATCCGCATCCAGCGCGCGCCCGCGCAACCGATCCGCCTTGACCGGCTGGTCCAGACCGCGCCGGTTATCCGCCTGCCCGGAGTTGGCGCTGGATCGGGCGGCAGCGGTGGAGCGGCCTATGAGGCGACCTTTGCGGCCGCATTGCAGTGGGTCGTCAACCACAATCTCGGCCGTCGCCCAGCCGCCGTGCGCATCCTGACCCCAGGCGGGGTCGAGGCTGCCGCAGATGTCACCGAAACTTCGCTCAACCAGCTGGTTGTCAGCTTTGCCGGTCCGCAGGCGGGCCGGGTAGTCGTGTTTTAACGAAGGAAACTAGCCATGAAGCCAATTCTCAGTGATCAGGACTACGGGTCGGTTGCCCGGATCCTCAATTTGCCCGACCCCACGCTGGCACAGCATCCCGCGACCAAGGCCTATGTTGACAGCCTGGTTGAAGGACTGGCGTGGAAGGACGCGGTGCGGGTGGCCTCGGTCGCCAACATCAACCTGGCCGCGCCGGGTGCCAACATCGATGGCATTGCTATGGCCGCAAATGACCGGTTCCTCGCCAAGAATCAGACGGCCAACACCGAAAACGGTATCTACATCTGGACCGGTGCGGCAACGCCAGCCACCCGCGCGCCCGATTCCAGTACTTCGATCGAGCTTGAGCAGGCGATCTGCGGCGTGGAAGAGGGCACCAACGCAGGCACCAGCTTTCGCCAGACCTCGGTCAACTTCGTACTTGATGCCGGTGCAATCGCCTGGACCACGGCCTTCAGCACCGCTGCGAGCGCGACCGAAACGCTGGCCGGGATCGCCGAGATCGCCACGCAGGCCGAAACCGACGCCGGGGCCGATGACGTCCGCTTTGTTACCCCGCTCAAGCTCAAGAGCAGCAAGCATTTTGCCAAGGGCCTGTTCCTGACGATCGGCGATGGCAGCGCAACCAGCTTCAACTTCGATCACAATCTGAACACCCGCGACGTCGTGGTTTCGGTCTACAAGCTGACCGGCAACTTCGATGATGTCGGTTGTGACATCACCCGGCCGAGCGTGAACCGCGTAACGATCGCGATGGCTGCCGCGCCCGCGGCTGCAGCTTATCGTGTGGTCGTGGTCGGCACGCTGGTCTGATGGAAATCCGCGCCGCCTTGTTCGCGTTCAGCCGTGTCTCGGTGGCCGACACGGTGCAGGTCACTGGCGCGACCAGTCCTACTTCTGGTGTTGGCCTGGAGCTGGGGTGGCTGGGCGCGACGGCGCGCGCGCTGGCATTCAACCGCGATCTGGGCACCTATCAGCCGTTCCAGCTTGCAGGGTTGACCGTCACCGTCAGCATTTCAGGCTCGACTGTGGCCACCTTCAACGCGGCTGGACTGCTGCTGGAGGCGGGAAAATCGCTGAAGCTGCAGGGCGGCACGTCCGGCGTGGTCACCTTGCAGACGCAGGCGGCGGCCGGGAATTACGTGATTACCTTGCCCAATGCCAACGGGGTGGGCGCGCTCTGGAACGATGGCAACGGCAATACGGTTTGGGATCCCGACGGTCTTGGCAGTTCGATCGGTGTTGGCCGGGTGGCGGCGCAGGTCAATTTCGGCGCGGCAAGCGACTTCGCCGAAGTGACGGTGGCGGCGGCCTGGGCCAGTCCGGTGCTTTCCTACGTCTGCGCGGCAGCGCTGCCCACGACCACCGACCACGACGCGGAAGACGCGCTGCTTGAAGAGCTCCAGGCCAGCGTGATTGCAATCGCCCCGGGCGTCAGCATCACACTGGGGGTGCATGCGCCCAACGGCAGCTGGGGTCGCTACGATTTTATCATCACAGGAGTAAGCTAGGATGTCAGTTCAGAACCGGGGATTTGGCGGCGTCGTCGCCGAGGTAGAAGGAAACCGCGCGATCCGATCGTCGCTGGTCTGCCGGGGGGAAGGCTATGGCGTGTCGGCTACGACCGGCACGATCGCTGCGGCGCTGGCCGCGAACAGCAGCATATTCTCGATGCGGCTCGATCCGGGCGCGGGCGCGCGGCTTTCCTTTATCGAACGGGTTCGGTTGCAGTTCACTTGCCTGACAGCCTTTACCGTCCCGATCACCGCAGGCCGCCGGCTTGAACTCTATCGTGCGGCGGCATCGGCCCACCCTTCTGGCGGAACCGGCATCGCCGTTCCGCCACCGAAAAACACCAACTATGCCAATAGCGAGTTCTCGACCGCGCAGGGCGGTGACTTGCGAATTGCGACAACGGCCGCGCTGACGATGACCGGTTCGACATTCGAGGCCGCCCCGCTGCGCGGGATGTCGCTGTCCCATGTCGGCGCAGCGGGCGCGTTCTTCGAAGAGGTGTTCGAATTCAGCGCCGGAGAGAGCGAACCGATCGCGTTGCTGCCCGGGCAGCTGCTGGCCGTGCGCAACCCGGTCGCGATGGACGCGGCAGGAACCTTTCAGGTTACAATCAGCGTCGACTGGCACGAGGCAGCGGCCCTGATCTGATCCACTGCCCCGTAACGGGGGTGGCCGAGGCGCAGCAACGCCATCGACCAGCGAGCTGTCACTCGCACCTTGGGCTGGCGCGCCAGCCTTCAGCTCCCCCGGCCGTCACGGCGGGAGTGCAGATAGGTGCTAAGCATGAAGGAAGCGTATCGCTGCGGCGGTTGTAATGCATTGCTGTTCAAGGCAGAGACTGGGGCACTGGCCGGCATGGTCGAAATCAAGTGCCGACGCTGCCGCCAGATCAATCAGTTGAGGCCTGTTCCTGACCGGACAATGAGCCCTTCTCCGAGCGCCCGATGAGCTGCCCACGGAGACGACATTTGTGGCTTTTCATACCAACGGCGATAGGCTTAACGGCCTCTCCCTGTGCGCCGGTTACGGCGGTCTCGACCTTGGCCTTGCCATCGCCGAGCCCCGCTACCGAACTGTTTGTTTCGTCGAGCGGGAAGCCCACGCTGCGGCGACTCTCGTGGCCAGGATGGAAGACGCGGCCCTGGATCATGCGCTTGTCTGGAGCGACCTTAGATCCTTCGACGGCCGAGCATGGCGCGATCGCATTCATATCCTCTCTGCCGGTTATCCGTGTCAGCCCTTCAGCAATGCCGGCAAGCGTCGCGGCGAAGCCGACCCGCGTCACCTTTGGCCGGAGATCGAGCGGATCATCGGCGAAGTCCGGCCCGGAGCCGTCTTTGCCGAAAACGTCGAAGGGCACATCGATCTGGGATTTGCCGAAGTCGCCGACAGCCTTTCCCGCTTGGGCTACCGCACAAAAGCGGGCCTGTTCACAGCGCGAGAAACTGGCGCTAGCCACCGGCGTCGCCGCCTGTTCATCCTGGCCTACGCCGACCGCGAGCGATGCGGGCTATTTGCCGGACCTGATGATCAAGGATGGCCAGATCCAGCCGAAGTCTCCGTTCGACAAGGCGGGAACCAGCTCGGGCCAGTATTCGCTGAGCAACACAGCGCGGGCCTGGACCAAACTGTGGCTGACCATGCGCGCACTCGGCTGGGCACCGACGATGACGCCCCGCTCCTCGCTCCCGGTCCGGGTGAGCTTTCGGTTTGGCACCGCCTCCTTCATCGACGGCCTGATCTCCAACCCGCGATTCTTCGAGCTGATCATGGGCTGGCCGATCGGGTGGACCGCACCCGGGGAGCCGGTAACGGGGTTTCACCATTGGAGGCAGCGCTCGCGTATCGCACTCTCAAGGCTGCCCACCGTGCCGACATGGCAGCTGGACGAGGTGACCGGTGATGCTTGAACCGGTCCAGCCGGTGCGCCCGGTCGCACCTTATATCGGCGGCAAGCGCAGTCTGGCCAAGCTGCTCACCCAGCGCATCGATGCGGTGCCGCATGAACTTTATGCCGAACCTTTCGTTGGCATGGGCGGTGTCTTCTTCCGCCGCCAGCGGCGCCCGAAGAAGGAAGTGATCAACGACATATCAACCGATGTGGTGAACCTGTTCCGCCTGCTCCAGCGCCATTACCAGCAGCTGCTCGACGTACTGAAGTGGCAGGTCTGCAGCCGCGCCGAGTTCGAGCGTCTGGTCGCCCTCGATGCCGGCCGCCTGACCGATCTGGAACGGGCCGCGCGGTTCCTCTACATCCAGCGCAGCGGCTTTGGCGGCAAGGTCTGGAAGCCGAGCTACGGTGTCACCAGGACCAATCCGGCCCGGTTCGACCTGACCAAGCTGGTGCCGATGCTGGAGGACGTGCACGAGCGGCTGTGCGGGGTCGACATCGAGCGGCTGCCTTATGCCGAGCTGATCGGCCGGTACGATACGCCGGGAACGCTGTTCTACCTCGATCCGCCCTATTTCGGCTGCGAGGGCGACTATGGCCCCGGGGTCTTCTCAGAAGCCGATTTCGAGCGTCTGAGCGGCCTCTTAGAGGCCATCCAGGGTCGCTTCATCCTGTCGCTCAACGACACACCCGAGGTGCGCAGGATCTTCGCACGATTCACGGTCGAGGAAGTTACCCTCAACTATCGGATCAGCGGGAAGGTGACTCCAGCGCGCGAGGTGATAATCAGCACCCCATGA